TACTAAGCAATTAAAAGACTTCCAAGCAGGCAAAGAAAAGGGCGTTAAGGTTAAACAAGAAACACTTGATAAACTAGAACAACGAATTAAGAACCTTGATGCACTTACCGCCAAGAAAGAGGAGGCACAGAAACCAGAAGCCCCAATCAAGATGATCAAAGATATGATCAAAAATACAATAAATGATAGATTACAGATTAAACAACATGATGAGGGTGCATCTATTGGAATGAATGGATTCTTATCTGTAGCGAAACAATTGATCAACAAAATCAATGCACCATCATTCAAATATAGGCCGTTTACTATTCAAGATGAGATGCTTGATGATGTTCTTGACGATGATATATTCCATGAAATAATGATGACGGATTCTATGTTTGAAGAATTAGAGCGTAAAAATAAAGATATCATAAAACAAAAAAGTGATGAAATTAGACATAAGTTTGGGGGCGTTGGTAAAAGTAATTTACAAACAGGTTTTTATAAAACTATTTATGAAAAAGTATTTACGCCATCCTTTAAAAAAAATGTATTAAAGGATATATTTGATAATCTTTCACAAGACACACCAAGAAAGAATTTAGACTTGTTTATATGGCGAAAATTAAGAACAGAACTTCAAAACGCTTTTGATGATGAGGTTGCTAAGTTACATTAGGTTAGAAATGAAATAAGATACACACAAATAAAATAAGCAAGAAACTTCTTAACTTTGTAAAATGCAAGTATATAACAAATGAACAAGGGTTAAGAAATGCCATTTAAGAATGAACACGCATCAAGACAAACAGACCCCCAACAATACAAAGAGTTCAGACGCTACCAACCTAAAGGGTTTCCCAAGGGCGTATCTGTAATCTTAGGGATTGATGACAAGGGTAAAACTGAGATTCAAAGTATTCGAGCAAACAAAGATGATATGTCACCATCTGAATTTAAACAGTGGTTGAAAGATCATGATTTCAAAGATGAAGTAGAAGAAGCCCAACTTGAGAAGGGTAATTACTTCGCTACTTGGATTCCATTCACTACATTATCCAAAGCTAAAAAGGACGATGAACAGGATATTATGGATGACAGTGTGGGCATGATTGCGGGGATCGTATCCACGGATGACATGGACTTTGAGGGGGAAAAGATTAATCAAAGCGGGCTTGATTGGTCATATTTCCTAAAAAATGGGTGGTTCAATCATGAACACCGCCCCGGCCCTGAAGCGGTATTAGGTCACCCTACAAAGATTGAAAAGGTGGATGATCACAAGACCCGTGTAGAGGGCAAACTTTACCTATCTAAACCCCTTGCTAAAGAGTGCTATGATACAGCGGTAGCAATGCAAAAAGCGGGCGGGGAACGTTGTTTAGGCTTCTCTATTGAGGGGAAGATCACACTACGCGACCCCATTCAACCTAAGAAGGTGCTTAAAGCGAATGTTATCAATGTTGCTATCACATCGCACCCCGTCAACCCTAATACAAATTTAGAAGTTATTGCCAAGTCAATGAGCATAGGATATCAAGAGGCTACAATTCCTGATGCAGACGCCTCTATGAGTGCATTGGTAGAACAATCACTTGAACAAAAAGTATCAAACGCAACATATGGAAACACCGATAAAAAGAACACTAATCAAAAAAGAATGATTAGTAAAGAAGCCTTGAAAAACAAGCTAAAAGAACACTTTAGCGACTATACCAACGAAGAACTTGAACGATTGATGAACTTGATCATTGAATCGGCAAAAAACAAAAGTCAAGAAAAACTAAGAGATTATGAGTAAAAAGTTTGAAAAATACTTTGAACTCTAAAACAATGATCTATATAGGAGATTTTACGATGAACAACGATTTAATCAAGCACCTTATGAATAAAGGTATGTCTGAGGCTGATGCTATTAACATCGCCCAAGACTTTAACGCTGAATCTGTCAATGTTGACGATTTAACAAACGCCCTTGATAGTTTATCTAAGGCGATGAAGATGGACGATCAAGACCAAATGAAAGCCAAGAAAGCAAAGAAGGCCAAAACTCAAGGTTCTTTGTTTGAAAAAGGTGATGAAGATGGTTCTTCTTCTGAAGATGGTTCTTCTTACGATGATGAAGATGAAGAAGATGAAGATGAAGATGATGACAAGATGGAAAAAGCCATGAAAGAAATGGCAAAGGGTACAGACGCCATTTTAGACGCCATGGATAAGCAATATAAGGCGATGATGAAGGCCGTTGAAGCATGTACAAAAGAACTCAAAGCCATGAAAGAAAACGGCAATGGGAAAATGCAACAAATGGAAAAATCTTTAAGCCGTGCTTTACTTGAACCTGTTGCACCTACTTCTATCAATTTCAATAAGATTCCATATATCGAACAACCAAAAGCACAAGCCTTCACAACTCAAGATGTTATGAACAAGGCTTTGTCATTGGTTAAGAGTGAAAATGATTGGTCAAGAAAAGCTGAATTGACTAGCGCAATTTCCCGCTTAAGTGCTGGCGTCAATCCTCAAGACATCATCACCGAATACAACATTAACATGAGTAAATAGTAAAGAGAGTAAAAATGAGTTTCAATTCATTAAACATTCCACAAGCAAACGGGCTTGTTTCTGCTGCTGATTTAGCCGAATTAAATAGCGCACTTCGTAAATCTGCGACTGTTGGATATCAAACCCCCGCCGGTACTTCTGGCGGTGATACAGGTTCTTTAAGTCCATTAGTTCCACAAAGCATTGAAAACATTCTAGCAAGTGCAACTTATAGCATGAAACAATTGGCTTTGTGGCCTGCTATGCCAAAAGTATCTGTGACCAATACTTTACATGAATACGCTGTTGTAAATTCTCATGGTTTAGACCTTGATCCATTTATTAGCGAAGGTTCTGCCGGTACTACCAACCGTTCTGAATATCAAAGAAAATCAATCCGTATCAAGTATTTAGCTGAAAGACGCGAAGTCACCGATGTTGGTACACTTGTTGGCTTGATTGGTGCTAATCAAAATGCGATCGCTTTAGAAACTGAACGTGGTACATTGTCTTTACTTGGTAAACTCGAAAAATCTTTGTTCCATGCTAAAGAAAGCAACAATTCATTACATTTTGATGGTATTATTCATCAAATTGAATCATATAACAGTGGTTCAAATGTGTTTGATGCTCGTGGTGCAAGTCCATCCCCAAGACTTTTACAAGAAATCTTAGCTAAACTTTATTCTGCTCCTTTATATGGTACTCCTGACTGTATCTATGTCACCCCTGACATTCATGGTGAATTGATTAAGTTTGCTGTTCAATTTGGCCGTCATGATCAATTGGTACTTACTCAAAGTTCTGGTATTACATACGGTACTCAAGAAATTTCTATCATGGGACCCGTTGGCCCCGTACCTGTTAAGAGCGCCCCATTCTTATCAAACAATGCAAAAGCTCCAACTTCTGCAAGTGGTACAACAAGCGCCCCCGCAACTCCTACTTTGACTTCTGCGGTCGTTGCTAGTGATTCCGCCTCTCAATTCGTTGCCAATGATGCGGGTGATTATTTCTACAAGGTTGTAGCAATGAATAACAGTGGTTATTCTGCCCCTGTAACCTCTGCATCTAAGACTGTTGCGGCCGGTGAAAAGGTAACTTTGACCATTGCACAACAATCTGATGCTGTATATTTCAAGATTTTTAGAACCCCTGTTGATCGTCCTGCAAGTGAAGCCGTCTTGATTGATGAAATCTCTGCAAATGTTGGCGGTGCTACTGTTTGGGTTGATCGCAATGAAAACATTCCTAACGGTCATAAGATTGTATTTGTTCAACATTCTTCTGAGATTATGGAATTTGCCAAGTTGCTTGATTTCTTTAGACGCCCACTTGCCGAAGTTCAAACTAGCAAGCCTTTCTTACTCATGCTTTTTGGTTCACCTATTGTTAAAGTGCCTTCAAAGTGTTGGGTTGTAAAGAATGTTCGTGTTGGTGCAAGTTTGATTGAAACTTTAGGTTAATTGAGTAACTAAGAATATAAATATCAAAATATCTTATTGAATATGTTATCATAAGGGCATAGATTAATGATCTAATGC